CGCGCGATCTCTACGTTTTGTGCCTCGACCAACTTGACTTCCAACCCACTGCTGACTACTGTTTCCATAACCCCCTCCTGTGTCGGTTAGTACTTCGAACTTGCCATCGGTGTAGATGATGCCTCGCCGAATGCGTCGTCGTATTCTTCGGACTTGCTCACGATCGCCGGCAGTTTTTCTTTAAGCAACTTCAACAGTGCTCCGGTCGATGAGGCCACGATAATTTCCGGGGCCGGTGAGGACATGTACGTGCTGCCCTTCTTTGCGTTGTTCTTCTTGACCTTCTCTTCTGCCTCGACATCCTTCAGCTTGATGACGAAGCCGTTGTCTGCCATGCAGATTGTGCAGATTTCGTTCTCGCCGTAGAGGCCCATGACACTCTCCTTAAAGACGGAGTGGTCCCTACCTTTCGGCGAGGACCACCCCTTCTAGGTTACGCCCAAGCGATCCAGCGGAATTGCTTGCTGGTGATAACAAGCGCAGCCGGGATGGTAACTCCGGTGAACTTTTCGCCTGCTGCGTTGAGACGCGAGTTGTCGGCGGCTTCGGACGCATCGGTAAGCGGCAGACCGACGCTGGTTGTGCCAACGACGCCCTTCGCTGTCTCGTACACGGTCCATGTGCTGACGGTGCCGGAATCGAGGTCACGAACCAATTCCGGGCCAGTGGTTGTCAACAGCGATGCAGTGCCGTCAGCAATACGCTGGGTAGCACGTCCGCCTGTGTCGCCGTCGTACACTTCAAACTGGATGCTGTCCGTTTCGTTCAGCAATTTGAAGTAGCGCGGCTTGAAGCCGAGGTTCAGGATGGTTTTCTTCACGGTGCCGGTGTCGATGAACGAACCGGACGCGAAATAGACCACCGGGATTGCGTTGTGGTTTGCTGATGTGATAGCCATTGCGTATTCTCCTTGGTGATGGTTTCGTCAGAACTGGGGGCCGAAGCCCCCTAGTTTACTGATTAGTTCGTCGCAGCCACTTCACCACGAACGAGCCAGAGGTCGTTCAGGATGACGGTAGTTTGCATTGTCTTCCAGCCGGCTGTGCCTTTTTGGGCCAGCGGGTCGCCGATCACGGCTTTCGGATTCACGATCATGATCGACAGGCTGTCCTTGCCCTTCAACGGAACGATCGCGTACGCGTCTTGCGAGATGTACAGGATCGGGTACACGTCAGCGTTGGTGCCGGTTGTCGAGACCATTGTGCTGGTCAGGCCACCCGCATCAGCGAAGGCAGTGAAGATTGTGCTGCGAAGGTAACGAACGTCTTCGACGGAGCCGATCTCGTTCTGGTACGGAGTCACGGTACCGTACTGCTTCGTGTTGATGAAGCCATCCATGTTGCGGATGTCGGTTTCGCAGTCCGTGTGGCAAAGCGCGATGAAGGCCGCTTCGATCGGTTCAGTGCGGAAATTCGGCGTCGAGGCAACTTGCGTTGTCACGAGCTTGGCGTTCTGGCGCTTCAGCGCTCGCGTGATGCGGCGTTGCAGGTCCAGCGTGACCGGCGTGTTCACGTCGGTACGAGCGGAACCGTTTGCGTAGAAGACGTTGGTGCCGGCCTTGATCACGTTCCAGCGCAGGGTCTCGACGGTCTGAGCAGCTTGCTCGCCCAGAATGTCGGTAACTTGCTGGAGATACGGGTCTTCGTGCGTGTCGCCGATAACGTCGGACCACGGAATGAAGTCGCCGTATTGTTCGAGTGTGGCTGTGACATCGGTCACGAACGCTTTCTTACCAGCAGGCGTCACACCCTCGACGAGCGGTGTAAGCGCGAGAGGCAGCGCGTTGTAGCGGCGGAACTTCGCAACTTTCGTCACGTTGTTCGGCATTACGTATGTCTGACCGAACTTTTCCAGCACGAGGACCGGAAGGCCGCGAGTCAGCATCTTCACCACCGCGTGGGCGGCGGTACGGGGCGAAATATCACCGTAAACTTGTGGGGTTGACATGCTTGTTTCTCCTTGGATTTAAGTGGAAGTTGTTACAGGTAGAACGTCGTAACCAAAGCCAGTTGTCGAACGCTTACACTTGGCGATACAGTGACATCCGAAATTTCGCAGAGCACTTTACCGTCACTGGCAGTCACGTTGATCATGTCGCCGATGCGCAGACTTCTAGCGGCTGAATCAAAATATGTTCCGCCAAACACTGTTGCGAGATTGTCTCCAGTTGAATATGCCAGAGATTTCACGCCGGTTTCAGGGATTACTCCCGTACCAGTGAGTACCAAATTTGCGTCGTTGAAGGCCATGATTACACCTTTTCGAGACAGACCGAGAACTTGATCGAGCCGACGCCGCCGTGGTCAGTCGTGCCGCCGCTGTACTGAAAGCGAATCGGCTGACGAGCCACACTCTTGGTATCGGACACGCCGGTCAGGAACGGAACTTTCGCGTTGCCCCAGTCGAGAGTCGCGGCTGGCGCGGCTTCAATGTCGGCATTCACAATCGTCGTCCAGACTGTCGTACCATCGGTCAAGCTGATCAAACGGTCGCCGCCCGCGCCGAAGTTCGTTCCGCCGCCAGTTAGGCGAACGTTGCGAACTTTGTATTGCGCAACTGACTGCGGTGACGGAGTGAACACCGGGACGTTCTTAGCACCGTCGAGCAGTGCGGCTGTCACAGTCACATCCACCCAGAACGGCGTGCCATCAACGATGTCGCGAAGCGCATCCTTGTCGGAGTTGCTCAGTGCTTGGCGGCTTAGAGATAGTCTTGAAATTGCCATTACATTTCTCCTTGTCGATTACTTTTTGCTCGCCAGCGCCATCGCCTCATCCCAGCCGGCGTCGAAGTTGTTCTTATCGACACCCTTGTCTTGGACTTGACTGCGCTGCGAATCCACCGGAGCCAGAGCCGCAATCTTTTTGGGATCGACGGTGTCAGGCTTCTTTGTCGTGGGAGCAGTAGTAACGTCATCCGCCTTTGGGGTAACAATTCCACTTGCATCCTTGAAACGCTGAACTAAGTCATTGACTTCTTCAGCAGTACCGCCAGTATAAACCTCTTTCAGTGCTTTCTGCAAGTACGCTGGTTGGGTGTTGATCCACGGCTCCAATTTCGGATGCACATCGTCGAAGTCCGGATGGGCCGTGCGGATGTCGTTGAAGTGCTGCGTTTCCTGCATCTCCTTCTGGCTTTGCGCGATCGGAGCGATGTCGCCATATATGTGCTTCAGCACGGCCTTCATCGCTTCACCCTGCGCCGTGTCTGCCAACGCGGAGTTCTTCTTGAACTCCAACTCGAACAGGCGGGCGATGTCTTTCCATTCGCCCTTCAGCGCGTCGAGTTCCGTGACTTCTTCGGCAGACAACTGACGAGCAGCGGCGTCTGCGGCTGCATCAGCAGCGGCCTTCTCGTCGGCAGCTTTCTTCGCTGCGGCATCTTCAGCGGCCTTGGTCTGCGCTTCGATGATCGCCTTCGCGGTCACGGCGGCAATCGCAGCCGGCGTGTTCGCAGCAGCCTCGTCGGCCTTGCGCTTCGCTTCCACGTCATCCGCAGCCTTCTTCGCAGCAGCCTCGGAATCCTCGCGGGCTTTGGTCTGCTCCGCAGTTTCCGACGCTCGGACTGCATCAACAGCGGCCTTGTCGGCAGCAGCTTTTGTCGCGGCGGCTGCGTCAGCAGCGGTCTTCTCGTCGGCTGCTTTCTTCGCGGCATCAGCCGCAGCATCGACTACTGATTCTTCCTTCTTGGCTGGCGCAGCGTCAAGAGTGGTACCAGCTACCGCCTCGTTGAATGCAGCCGCGAATGCGTCGTCGCCATCGTCAACCGACAGCCCCTCGTTTACTGTGGTCATGTTCTATCCCCCTGTTGTGTTTTCGTGATCACGGGATTGGGATTCATAATCGACTTCACGATTCCTTCCCATGCCGCGTACTGCTGTTGGTATTTAACCAACTCTTCCATCCCACTCGCTCGCTGCCACTGATGCAGAGCCGCTGCCTGCTTCATTCTTGCGTACTGTATAACGGCTCTGAGTTCTGCTGAGTCCCGAGCTTGGTTCAGGACTCGCAGTACCTCAGCTTCCTCCGGTCGTAGTTCCTGTCGCTGGTTCGTTTGCGGCGCTGATTGCATTTGTGAGCCCCTCCAAAATAGTCTTCACTGTGTCATTCGTTGCGGACGAGTCGGCCTTGTTCGCGAGCGCCACGTTCTTCAGCGCCTGTGTCAGCACGTTCTTGATGTCCGCTTGAGCCTTCGCTGTTGCCAGAGCTTGTATTTGCGCGAGGTTCTGCGCCTGCGCTTCAATCTTCTTGTTGGCCGAAACTTCGTCGTCCAGAATATCTTCTGGCAGATCGCGCGCCTTCATGCGCTCGACGAGTAGCTTGCGGCTGTTGATGTGCGGTCTCTCGTCTTCCGACAACGAAACACGGAACGCGTCGAGCGATTGCGCGCGAACTTCTTTCGCAACCAGCGAGGTCGATCCTCGCGCTATCACGGAGAAGTCGCCCTTCGCTTCCTCATCGGTGCCGAACTCCATATTCCAGTTGTACTGCGAGCCGATCACGGACTCGGTGAACATGTCGAAGTTGCGAACGGTGTCGCGAATCGGCAGGGCCGCAGCGCCAAGGAACATCGACGCTCCGCCTTGAGTGCGCAGCGCTTCCGATCCGCCCTGCCCCACGTCGCCGAGTGCGGGCGGAGGGAGTGCAGTCTCGGTATCGGCGAAGTTCATGAACAACTCGATGATCGTGACGAGTTCAGGGATGTGGCTATCCACCTTGATCTCACGAATGGCCGGGGCTTGGCTCTCCGAACCAGTCAGGCCATCGCGATAGAAAATCTTGAACGCGTGAACGTCCATACTCTGGCCGGCGAGCAGCAACTCGTGGTTCGCTTCGAGGATCGGCCCGCACGACACGCTCGCGTTGTCGAGCAACATGCGAGTCGCTTCGCAGACGCCCATCTGGCTGTCGCGCATGATCGCGGGCAGGCCAATACCGAGGATGCTGATGTCGTCTTCCTCGTAGATGAACGTGTGGTTCGGTCGAATCTTAACCTCGAACGGGTTGATGATCGCCTTGATCACGACGCTGTCAAGCGTCCAGACATTCGCCTCGAACTGCGACGACAAGCGATCGTCAGCGATCTCTACGCCACACGCCTTGAGTTCATGGCCGTCAACGAAGCCCCAGTATTCGAGCAACTCGTACTTGCGCCCGCTCAGGTCCGTGACGTTCTTGCGGTCACCAGTAACTCGCAGCGACTGCTCCCACCATCTCTCCTTGTAGTTGCCGCCGATGTTGTTCTTCAGCCAGTTCTTGATCACGTCTCCCATGAAGTCGGGACGGGACGCGAGATCGGTGACTTGCGAGCGCGACATGATGTGGCGTTCAAAGTCGCCATCCTTCTGCGCGAGGGTCTTCGCGGACAGGTCCGGGTAGTGGTTCCACACGGGGACTACTTCAAAGTACGGCTGGAGCTTCTGCGCCTCGAACGCAATGTAGCGCCCAGTAATTGTGTCGCGCTTCCACGACCGAGTCTTCGCGGTCTTAACCAGCGGACCCTTCAGGACGCCGGCT